CTGAGGCTGCCGATGACGCAGAGCCAATCGAATCCGAGGTTGAGAATGAGCCAGAAGCAGAAGATGAAGCACCAGCCATAGAGAACGAAGGTAAACCGAGCAAGCTGAAGGCGCGGTTTTCAGAGCTGACTAGGCAACGCGAACAGGCTCGAGCTGATGCTCAGCGTGAGCGTGATGCCAGGGAAGCGCTGGAAGCACGGCTACAGGCTTTGGAACAAGGACAGGCGCCGAGACAGGCTCCTGTTGCTGATGCCAAGCCTACGCCGGATCAATTCACAGATGCTTTTGAATACGCAGAAGCATTGGCTGAATTTAGCGCTGAAAGGGCACTCAAAGAGCGAGATCGGCAGGATCTAGAAAGGAAAGCGCAAGAGCAACAAGCGAAAGTCGTACAGACTTGGACCAAACGGCTCGAAGCGGCAAAGGTTGAGATTGACGATTTTGATGAGATGGTGTCGTCAAGCGATGTTGTTGTGCCGAATCACATTCGGGACGCAATATTAGAGTCAGACGTAGGACCACAAATCCTGTATCACCTTGCATCAAATCAAGATCAGGCCAGGTCTTTTAATGATTTGACGCCGGCTCAAGCGTTGAGGGCCATTGGCAAGCTGGAAGCAAAGTTTGAGAAATCTGAAACTAGCAAGCCTGAGAGATCTGTGGTAAAAAGCAAGGCACCAGCCCCGATCAACCCTATCAAGTCAAGCAACGCAACCGCTGACAATCTCGTGAATTCCAAAGGGGAGTTTCATGGGACATACGCAGCATGGAAAGCGGCAAGACAAGCCGGCAAGATCAGGTAAACAGATTTAATGCGTCTATGACGCGAAGGAAATAAAATGGCCAATACCCTTTTAACGATCAGCAAGATCACCAACGAAGCGTTGATGGTCTTGGAAAACGAACTCACATTTACCAGCGAAGTCAACCGCGAATACGACGATCAATTCGCCGTTGCCGGTGCAAAGATTGGCGCAACTGTTAACGTCCGTAAGCCAGCACGGTTTATTGGTGTTACCGGACCAAACCTCTCGGTTGAAGACTTTAACGAGACTTCAATCCCTGTCACATTGAATACCCAATTCCACGTTGATACCCAATTCAGCACTGCTGATTTGGCATTGTCGATGGATATGTTTTCTGACAGATTGATCAAACCGGCCGTGGCCACAATTGCAAATCGGATCGATAGGGACGGTTTGGTTTTGGCTAAAAACAATGTGGCAAACATTGTTGGTACCGCTGGCGTGCCACCGACGTCGCTGTTGACCTATTTGACCGGCCAGGCTTATCTGGACTCAGAAGGCGCACCACGCGACGGACGCCGTGCTTGTATCGTCGAGCCATTTACCTCGGCTACCATTGTTGATTCGCTGAAAGGGCTGTTCATGCCTAGCCAGAAGATCAGCGACCAGTACGAAAAGGGCATGATGGGCACCGACTCGGCTGGTATGCGTTGGAAGATGGATCAGAACGTGGTAAGCCAGACCTTTGGCTCCTACGCCACTGCAACGCTTGCAACCAACACGGCAACCTTCACCGGCTCGCTGACGTCTGGTTGGGCATCGTCATCGACGATCACCATCTCGGCAACGACAGCAGCAGCTCCGATTCAGCAAGGCGACGTGATCACCATCGCTAACGTCTACGCTGTTAACCCACAGAACCGTCAGCCTTACGGCACCAACCGTCTGCGCAACTTTGTTGTGACTTCGGCAGTGACGATTGCTTCGGGTGGCTCGGCATCGGTTACGGTTAGCCCAGCAATTATCACGGCTGGCCAATTCCAAAACGTGTTTGTTTCGGCTACCAGCAGCTCCGCTGTTGTGACTCCGTTCAATAACACCGGGACGGTTTCTCCACAAAACATTATTCTGCATCGCAATGCAGAAACATTGGCTTGTGCAGATCTCGAGCTGCCAATGGGCGTTGTGTTTGCTGGACGCGCATCGGATAAAGAGCTAGGGCTTTCAATTCGAGTGGTCCGTCAATATACAATTAATAACGATTCTATCCCGTGCCGTCTTGACGTGCTCTACGGTTGGGCGATGCTCTACCCAGAGCTGGCTTGCCGCGTCGCAGCTTAATTAACAAAGATTTAAGGAAATAAATCATGGCGAATCCGGGACCCGCAACTACCGTTGCCAATCATCCACAGGTGCTTGGTTCAAACCAGGCTCTGCGTTTGTTGGCATCGGCTCAGTCAGTCAGCTTGGCAGTAACGGGTGACACCGTTCTGCCGATTCTCAACACGGGCAGCTACAGCGTTTCAAACGTCATCGTGACAAACGCTTCGACCAACTTGTCGACGGCTACCGTCCCTTTGGCCGGCGTGTTTCCAGCGCCTGGCGCAAGCGGCACCGCAATCGTGGCGAATGCCAGCCTGAGCGCATTGACCAGCTCTGCGGTCGTGTCGCAGCGAACTGTGGCTTCTACAGTGGCGCAGACGGGTCAAGCCGTATACTTTAACGTCGGCACGGCAGCGACCTACCCTGCCACCGTTGACGTGTTTGTCTACGGTTACGACCTCACGTTCCTGCCATAAGTTGGGCAAATAAGGAGAAAGCCGATCTCACAAGGGTCGGCTTTTTTCTTTAATTTTGGAATAGAAAATGTCGCAGACAAATCAGGTAAACGTAGTCACGTCTACGAACGTGGTCCCAGTTGGCGCCACTTATGACGCTAACGGAAATTTTGTTACATTGGTTGGCGCAGGTGGCCAGCCAATTAGCTCTGGTGGATCGGCAACCGACAGCTATGTAACTCTAAGCGCGTCGCTGGATCTGCCAAATGAGCGGGTTCTGACAGCCGGCACGAATATCACGCTGACAGACACGGGGCCAGGCGGCACGGTCACCATTGCATCAACCGCTGGTGGCGTTTCAAACGTCGCAACCGGGACGGGTCTGACTGGTGGTCCGATCACGTCGACCGGCACGATTGCGCTGGCCAATACTGCGGTCACCGCTGGCAGCTACGGCACGTCAATTGGCATTCCTCAGATTACGATTGACGCTCAAGGCCGCATCACCGCTGCAAGTACGGTTGCGACGACTAGCAATAGCTACCAAGGCACGTGGAATGCGTCGACCAATACGCCGACATTGACCTCGAGCGTTGGAACGCTCGGTTTTTACTACGTTGTATCGACTGCTGGCTCGACTAACCTAAACGGCATCAGCACTTGGGCGATTGGTGACTGGGCGGTCTACAACGGATCAGCCTGGCAGAAGGTTGCCGCATCTGGCTCGAGCGCGTTTTCCACGCTGACCGTCACGGGTCTGACGGGTTATATGTATGCCAACGGCGCAAGCGCTGTGACAGCATCCACGACGATTCCGAATGCCGGACTGACCAACTCATCGGTCACGATTGGATCAACCGCGGTATCGCTCGGCGCTACGGCAGGGACCATCACCGGATTAACGCTGACCAGCCCGACGCTAACTGCGCCGGCTCTTGGCACTCCAACGGCTCTTGTGTTGACCAATGCGACGCTCTTGCCGCTCTCGACTGGCGTCACCGGCAATCTGCCGGTTAGTAACCTGAATGGCGGCACAGGTGCAACGGCTACGACGTTCTGGCGCGGTGATGGTTCATGGGCAACGCCGGCTGGTGGTGGCGGCGGTTCTGGAACGGTTACATCGGTTGGTTGGACTGGCGGCATTGTGTCCGTTGGCACGCCAACCACAACGCCAGCGTTTACGATTGCCGGCACGTCTGGTGGCATTCCATATTTCTCTAGCGGGACGGCATGGGCATCTAGCGCTGCGCTTGCGTCAAACGCTCTGGTTGTTGGTGGTGGAGCTGGCGCAGCTCCCGCGACTGTCTCCAACATTACTAGCGATAACAGCTATCTTCAATTGGGCGCTGCGACACCGTTGCGGTTTGCCGATAGCGACAGTAGCAATTATGCGTCTTTCCAGTCTCCAGCGACACTAGCGGCAAATACTGCTTATACGCTGCCAGCGGCGTTGCCTACGGCTAATGGTCAAGTATTAAGCGCAACAACTGCTGGCGTGATGAGTTGGGTTAACAACACAGAAGCGGTTGCACCGTCATCTATTGATTATTTGGTTGTTGCTGCTGGTGGCGGTGGTGGCGGTGGAATTGGCGGTGGTGGTGGTGCTGGTGGATACAGGACTGGAACGGCTTATGCTGTTGTTACTTCAACTACTTACACGATTACAATTGGTGCGGCTGGAACTGCTGGAAGCAATTTAGTAGACGGTGGAACTGGTGGTGTTTCCAGTTGGAACACAAACGCAGTTGGCTCTGGTGCAAAGATTGAATCTGCCGGTGGCGGCGGCGGTGCTTGCGGTCAAAATGGCGCAAGAAACGGTGTTGCTGGTGGGTCAGGCGGCGGCGGTGGATCCGCTGGTAGTGGCACAACAACCGGGGGCGCAGCATCACCGGCTGGGCAGGGCAGTGCTGGCGGCGGTTCTACGCTTGGCGCTCTTTCCGGCGGCGGCGGCGGAGCTAGTGCGGCTGGAACGTCAGGAGTGGTCACCACTTCTGGTAGCGGTGGGAACGGCAACACTTATTCGGTAACTGGATCTACATACGCTAGAGGCGGTGGCGGTGGTGCTTATTCCGTAGGTGCAAACACGGCAGGAAGCGCGGGATCTGGCGGTGCTGGAAACGGAACCAACAACGACACTACTGCTGGATCAGGCGCTGCAAACACAGGCGACGGTGGTGGCGGAGGCGGATATACATCTACCGGCGCTTCCGGTGGCGCAGGTGGAAAAGGGGTTGTAATTATTTCCTACCCATCAACATTTGCAGTAGCGGCAACAACGGGTTCTCCTACGGTCACAATATCCGGTGGTAATCGTATTTATACGTTTACTGATAACGGCACAATTAGTTGGACTTAACATGGCACACTTTGCAAAGTTAGACAAAGACAACAATGTAATTGAGGTTAATTCAGTCAACAATATTGAAATGTTGGCTGCTGACGGATCTGAGTCTGAGGTGATGGGGGTTGCTTTTTTAATTCGTTGGTCCGGTGGCTATAGCAACTGGAAACAAACCAGCTACAACGGCAAGATTCGCAAGAACTTTGCCGGAATTGGTTATAAATACGACGCCCAAAGGGATGCTTTTATTCTTCCGCAGCCTTTCCCGAGCTGGACGTTAAACGAAGATACGTGTTGTTGGGATGCCCCAACGCCGTACCCAACCGACGGTCAGCGCTATCAATGGGATGAAGAAACAACTTCTTGGGTGTTGATCAATGTATAACTCACCATTCACGCCATTTGGCCCAACGTACCTTGTCGGCACGTCTCCGGTGCAGGTCGCATCTACCAACAATGACAACCCTACGAGCTATCGAGTGCGCAACACCAGCGCATCGGCGCAGTATTTAGCCTGGTATGCACCGTCTCCTGGCAATCCAACGCCAACGATCACAGTGGCAGCGCCAACAGCCGGAAGCCCTAAACGGCAAACGCTTGGGTTTTTGCCAAACTCGGTTGAGGTCTTTGGCGGTATTCCTGCCAATGCTTGGTTTCAAGCTGACGCTGCTGGAGCTTTTGAGGTTACGCCAGGCGAGGGACTCTAATGGCACTCAGGGCAACATCTGGGGCGGGTGGCGGCGGCGGTAGCGGCACGGTCACAACCGTCTCTGTTGCCTCAGCCAATGGTCTTGCCGGTACGGTTGCCAATGCAACGACGTCACCGTCGATTACGCTTAGCACGACCGTTACAGGCGTCTTAAAGGGCGATGGCACGACCGTCAGCGCTGCCGTAGCCAATACGGACTACCTTACCCCACCAGCAGGCACGGCGCTTCAAAAGGCCGGCTCTGGAGGTGCTTTGGTTAATGCCGTGGTCAACACGGATTATCAGGGTCCAATTGCGCTAACGACTGTCGGCACAAGTGGCGCGTCGACGTTCAACGGAACGACGCTCAACATTCCAAACTATGCTTCTGGCGCCGGCACCGGCACAGTCACGACGGTTTCTGTGGTCGGTGCAAACGGCTTTGCTGGTACGGTGGCAACGCCAACCACGACGCCGGCTATTACGCTAACCACTAGCATCACAGGAATGCTCAAAGGCAGCGGTGGAGCGCTTGCGGCAGCGGTTGCCAATACGGATTTCCAATCGCCGATCACGCTTAGCACAACGGGATCAACCGGCGCTGCAACGCTGGTTGCTAACGTCCTGAATATCCCAAACTACTCAGCGGCTGGTACGGTCACCAGCGTGGCTACAGGCACGGGGCTAACGGGCGGCACGATTACGACCAGCGGCACGATTAGCATTGACAACACCGTTGTCACGGTTGACGGCACGCAGACGCTGACCAACAAGACCATCTCGAATTTGTCAAGCGCATCAACGGTGCTTGATAGCAGCGGCAGCAATTTTCAATTTGGCTTTCGCACGATGCCAAAGTCAACAAACTCGAGTGGCACGCTGGTTTTGTCTGATAGTGCCAAGCACTACTACATCACCAGCGGAATTATTGTGCCGCTCAACGCATCGGTGGCGTTTGACGTTGGGACGGTGATCAGCATTATCAGCAACAACACGGCTTTGACGATCACTCCTGAGTCTGGCGTTACCCTTCAGCTCGCCAATAGTGCATCTGCTGGCACTCGGTCATTGGCCAGCAACGGCATTGCAACGATGATCAAGGTTGCTGTAAACACTTGGTACATTTCTGGGACTGGCGTGACATGAGTGGTTTCTTGGGAATGATGTTCCCCGGAAGCAGTGCAATCACGCCATCGGTTTTCATTGCTTACGGTGGCGCAACACCGCTCAAGAGAATCTCTGTTTATGGATGGGACTCCACC